ATTCTGCTGTTGTACCTGTTAAAGTGCCTTCAGATAAATCTAAAGTTATTGTGTTACTATCACTATTGATAGTTTTATTTGTTAAAGTTTGTGTAGTGTCTTTAAATAAAGTATCTAATTGTGATAAAGTAACTCTACCTTCAGTACCACCATCTGACAACATTATTTGGTCAGAAGCTTGTAGTGTAGCACTTGTTAAGTCTGTTGCACCATCAATGTTTATGATTGCCTCAACAGCACCAAATTCTATTGCGTTACCAGCACCATTAACTTTTAAAACCTGTCCTGCAGAACCTATAGATAAAGAAGCCCCTAAACCACCATGTGTTAAAGGTATAAATTCACCTGATTGATATTCTGCTAAACCTGTTACCGTAGATCCCGAAAAGGTTGCTCGTACTGGCGTTTTAGTTGTCATCTATTATATCTCCGATAACTCAGGCATATGTCCTGGTCTTACTGTTGTTACTGCTGTGCCACTTGCGTTTGTAAAAGGCAAATAAAATGATTGACTGACAACGTGATCTAAAAAACCATTTATTGTTGTCATGTCTTTATTATTAGTCATTTGAATGTGTGTTCTTGTTCCATCTGTTTCAATAAATGGCACTCTACCTTTTATGTCATGGTCATATTCATTAACCCATGCAGTACCATTATAAGCAAGAATTTGTGCAGAACCTAAACTTGAAACAGTTACGTTTGTTAAAGATTGTATAGTAGAAATATCAGAAGCAGCTGCGCCACCGATTTCTTTAATAGTACCACTATCGTTTATGTAAAACTTTTGTGATGAAGTATCAATCGCAACTTCACGTGCCGCCAAATCACTTGTTGTAGGAGCACTTGTACCTGTCTTTAACTTAATAACTGTCGCCATATATCTCTCTTATATAAACGATTAGTAAGTTCCGCCGTCAATATCGCCGTATGTTACGTTACTACCGTTTGATTGTAAAATTTTTCCATTATTACCAAGTGCTAATTTAGCAAGTGTGTTTGATCCACTTGCATATAAAATATCACCAGTAGTGTAAGAAGATTGTCCTGTACCACCATATACTTCGTCAATAACAGTACCATTCCAAGTACCAGTTGCAATCGTACCTAAAGTAGTGATTGATGTTTGACCAGAATATGTTGTTTTAATTCTTAATGCGTCTGAAGATACTTCAATTGTAGAGTCATCTACAGCAACGTCTAACTGATTACCTGTTTTAGTTAAAGCGTCACCAGCAGATATTTGACCAGCACCAGAGAATTGTTCAACTGTTATATCAGTTGTTCCTAATGTTGGAGTACCGTTATGTGTAAATACATAACCATTGTCAGCATTTGCAGTACCAGCTTCTACGAATACAAAAGCACCACCTGTTATTTCAATTGCCTCATCACCATCAGGTGTTCTTGTTAATACGTATGCAGTTGATCCATCACCAACAGTTGTTACTCTATATAAACCATTTTCAGTTGCGTCTGTCTGATTTTTTAATAAAATTCTATCATTTGTTGAAGGTGTTGCACCGTCAATTGAAAATGCACCATTTGATCCTGCAGTTATTGTACCAGCACCGTTATCGTATGTACCAGCAACGTTTGCTGTTGAAGCATACTTAACAGAAGCTTTTACATCTAAACCATTTGCAACACTATCAACATATGCTTTTGTAGCAGCGTCTTGTGCTGAAGATGGATCAGTTACGTTTGTTATTCTACTTGAATTAACATCAACAGTACCACTACCTTTAGGGTCAAGTATTAAGTCAATGTTTGAATCATCACCAGCAGTTCCTATTGTTACACCATTACCTGTAGCCGAGTTTGTAATTTCAACAGCATTGACAGCATTTGAAGTTTGCTGAAATAGTATCTGTTCATTACCACTTGCGTCAGCAATAAAGCCTGCGTCAGCAAATCTAGGTGTAGTTAATGTAGGACTTGTTAATGTTTTATTTGTTAAAGTTTGCGATCCTGTAAGTGTAGCAACTGTACTATCAATCGCAACTGTTAAAGTATTACTAGAACCAGATGTATCAATACCAGTTCCTCCAGCGATTGTAAGTGTTTCAGAATCTAAATCTATGTTTAATGCACCACCAGAGTCACCTTGAAAGTCAAGGTCTTGTGCCGTTACTTGTGAGTCAACATATGCTTTAATAGATTGTTGAGAAGCAACTGCTGTAGCACTATCTGAACTTAAATCGTCTTCATCTAAAAATGCACTACCACTTAATGTGCCATTTAAAACTGGAGACGTTAATGTTTTGTTTGTTAATGTTTCTGTATTATCTAATAATGAAACTGTACCAGTAGCGTTCGGTAGAGTAATTGTTCTATCTGCCGTTGGGTCTGTTACTGTTAATGTAGTTTCATTTGTGTCATTTGTTGAACCTTCAAATACAATTGAACTATCAGTAATTTGCAAACCAGAAACATTTGGTGCTGTAATTGTTTTGTTAGTTAATGTTTGAGAACCAGTTAATGTTGCAACTGTACTATCAATAGCAAAAGTTACGGCATCACCAGAAACTGAAGTATCAATACCAGTACCACCAGTAAATGTTAATGTGTCTGTACCTAATCTAACACCATCGTCTGAACCACTATCAGCAGCAATATCTAATGTTGTTGATATAGAAGCAGTACCAGCCGCTGTTAAACGACCTTGAGCATCCACAGTAAATGTTGGAATTGCAGTTGATGATCCATAATCTCCTGCAGTTACAGCTGTGTCATCTAAATCAATTGAAATCTGATTGTTTGATACGGTTGTTGTAATTCCTGTATCACCAGCAAAAGTTAATGTTTCGCCAGTATTAAATGTGTCGTTTGTACCACTATCAGCAGCGATTGTAAAACTAGATGTAATTGTACCAAATGCTAAGTTACCAGAACCATCTGTTTTTAAGAATTGACCATTAGAACCATCTGTGCCAGGTAAAGTAAAAGTTAAACTACTTGCAACACTATTGGGAGCTTTTAATGCTACGAAGTGAGCACCGTTATCGGTACCTTCGTTAAACTTAATTGTACCACCTGTAGAGGTATTATTACCAATGTATAATTCGTCTATGGCCTTGTTTGAATCTACTATTAGACCAGATGAAGCAGTTAATGTACCATGTGCATGGTCCATCAATTGAGTATAGTATTGTCCGCCTATCTGAATTGCTGAATTTGATGTTGATGATGGATCACCTATGAATAGTCGTAATCCGTTACCACCAGCGCCTGTGCTGGCTGCCGATGTATCATAAACGTAGGCAAGTTCCCCTTGCTCTAGACCTGAAGGTGCGACAGCACCTGTGGTTCGTTTAATCTTTATAATTGTTGCCATTTTTTCTCCCTATTAAAATGTGCCACCGTTTAATATTAAATTTCCACTTTCAGTTTTTATTTCAGTTCTCGTTACAAATTTTTTCGTAGTATCATCATATTGAATCATTGCACCATCATCTAGCGTTGAAGCATTTACGTCACTCAAACCAGTAAATTTATTTACATTACTTTGGAGTTGAGCAACAGATGGTGATGTGACCGATACGTTATTCGGTCCAGTTGAGTTACTATTAATCGTAGCTGTGGTGTTAGTACCTGTACTATACGTAGCAGTAATATCGTTTGACATTTTTACCCTTATTAAATACTGTTATTACAATATTTATAATAATAAGATACTAAATCAAAGGCAATTATGTAATTTCAACTATTTTTTGTCAGCAGTTGCGTCAGAATTAGTTTCAGGTTTCTTTAACTCTATACCTAATTCTTTTGCAATTACAGCGTCATAATGTGCCTGAAGAATTGCGACTTTTTCTAACTCTAAAGATAGTTTAATTTTAGTTGCTTGTAAATCTTGTCTTACAATAATGCAATTAAAAGTTTTAGGGTTTAAGTCACTTTTTTTATAGTCTTTACCGTCTATAGTAAATACTGCTTCTTGTGGCGCACTTGTCGGTGCTGTTGTCGTGTTGATTGCTTCACTACTCATGTTGTATATCTCCTTATTATTATACGTTAGGTCTAACAGTCATTAGACCCTCAATTACTCTTGTTACTGTACCTGAAGAGTCTGTTATGTCCATATCGAACACATATCTTGCAGGTGCTTCTAAAGCTGCTGTTTGCGTTGCAGTTAGTGACATAGTGATACCACCTGTCGTTCTATCTGCTGTAAATTCTATGGTTAAATCTGTACGTGTTCTTGTACTCGCATAACCCAAAGCCATCTTTGCAGTTGCCGTATAACCAGTTAAATCTAACGGACTTCCCGCACTATCTTTAACTGTTACCGTTGAACTGAAAGTAGTTCCTTGATCTATCGTAAAATTTGCTACAGCTGCCATACTACTATTTATACACTATTTTGACTTTGTATTAAATACTTTTATTCTTTCTTTAAAGGGCAATCTCTCAATTTTTAAACCCTCTCCGTTTCCCCAACCAAATTTTGCATTATTATAAACATTATCAAAATATATTTCTGTACTTTGTTGATAGTATTCTATTTCTTCTTGTATGTTACCTGTAAAATAATCTACTATTGTATTAAATTTACCTGCATTCCAATCATACCCTCCTAATTCAAATTCACCAGAAGGTCTACAATTAAGTTCTTGGAAACGTAATTTGCCAGTCTTTCTTTCTTTAGAAAATTCTGAAATACCAATCCTGTTTCTAACACTTATATGATCTTTTAATTTTGTAAAAAACTCATGTATTATAGCAATATCTTCTTCTTCAAAACAATTAGTTGGAAATGGATACTTATACAGATATGCAATATTATTACCTACAACATTACCATCTCCAAATTTACCTAAAAAATGATTATATATATGATACTCACCCTCATTATCAATTATAAAGTGTTGATCAATTGTATAATCATAATCAATATATCTTTGTATAAAATCATTTGGTTGTACTATATGATTTTTTTTAGCGTCAACAATTTTATAACCATCACCACCACCTGAATTACCTAAATCTGTTTTTACTATAATTTTATCATCAGGTCCTCCTTCATCTAAAGTAGGTATACCCATCAATTTAGCTACTCGGTCTTGTTCTTTTTTAGATATAAAAAACTCTAAAGCTCTTTTATCAAATTTTGTTTTAGTATTATAGTAAAGAGAAAGTTGATATTCTAATTTAACTGATGGTTCTTCATCTCTAAAATTAATAATATATTCAGGTTCAAAATCTAAATTTTTTATATAATATTGTGGATCATATAATTGCTTTTCTGGAAGATATGTAGTATATGGTTTTAATTTTTCACTTATATTAAAATGATTATTATTAGCTATTTCAAACATCTTAAAATTAATGCCGTACTTTAAACAAAACTCTACTATAGTTTCATTTTTTTTACGAGCATTTAATATAAGAATATTTTTAGGTAAAAGTTTTTTATCTACATTATCTGCGAATAACATTACAAATCCTTATCATTACAAATTCTCTAATGGATGGTGGGATAATAATTCAAGTCCATTTTCACCAACATGAAATTGTTGTTCTAATTTAACACCTTCTTTACCACCTACTTCACCTACATATGCCTCAACTGAAATAGTCATATCTTTTTCAAATTGTCCACTTTGTTCGCCGCCGTCTGTATTCCATTTAATAAATGGCCATTCATCACAAAGACCAGTTCCATGAACTATGGCAGGATAACGATTACCATAATAAGGTTCTGGAAGTTTATAACATTTAGATAAAAACTCTTTAAATGATAAACCAGGTTTAATCAATTCTGAATTGTGATTTATTTGTTCAACAGCAATTGAATATAATTTTTTCTGATAATCACTAAACTTATTTCCTTCAACGAAAGCTCTGGAAAAATCAGCCAAGTATCCATAAGACGCAACTGTATCTGTATCAAAAGTTACTAATTCTCCACTTTCAATAACTTTGTGACTACATTGTTGCATCCAAGGATTTGTTCTATGACCTGAAGCTAATAATCTGCCTTCTATCCATTCACCACCATATTCAATATTTGTTTTATGTAAAATTGACCATAACTGATTTTCTGTCATGCCAGCTCTTAATTCTTCTCTCATTCTTGTAACACCAATTTCTACAACTTTCACTGCTTCTTTAATACATTTTAGTTCCTCTGGTGATTTAATAACTCTTGCCTGTTCAAGTACTGATTTAGCGTCAACTACTTCAATACCTTCTTTATTCAATGCTGTAACAGCGGGTCCATTAATTACATCAATTGCGATTTTTTTATTTTTAAAATATTTTGATAAATCTTTTATATCATTAACCCATTTTTTTAATTCTTTTTCTGCCTGATCTCCATGACTAAAATAATCCCATGTGATTGCAGGTCTTATTTCGTCAATTAGATTTAAATGTTTAGCGTGATATTCACAACCAAAATACTCATAAAGAATTGTTGGTCCATTGACTGGCACAAAACAATATCTTGTTAAATTGTGTAAATTGTAAACACTCATGTTAGTAGTGTCTAACGCATATCTAACATTAACTGGATCAAACAATATACAGGCTTCTATATTTTGTTTTTCTAGCTCTTTTTTTACTCTATCTAATCTGTATGTTCTCAACTTGGAAAAGTCTATATTTTGGTCTAAAATCATATAGTTATTTAGTCAATAAATAGTGTCGTCTATTTGACAGATATAATAAAATGTGTTATAATATAGTATGAAAAATGTAAATATAGTATGTACAAGTAAGCCTGGTGATGGTCTTCTACATTATAGTTATGAACATTGTTGTTTTCTGAATGATTTAGGTGTAAAAGCAAAACTGATAATCATAAGAGACCATAGATTTTCTGAACAATCTTATATCAATGCTCTAAATGAATGTTATGTCAAATATGAAAATGTAATATTTGATTTTTACACACCTACGTCAAATGATATAACATTGATTATGGGTAGAAGTCAAATAACTTTAGCATACTTAAATAAACATACTTACAATAATGATCAACTTCTAACTTTACATTTATTGTTTAGTGGTAATCTTATATCTGTATATTCTGAAAATCATGTTAGAGAATATCCTATTGCGTTACAATATTTCAAACCTAAAAAAGTTTATGACTTATGCGACCATGATGTATATGTCAATGGTGTAGGAGAACAATTTGAAAAGATAATAAACTTTAGTATATACAAACCTATAAAAGAAGATATACAATTTAAGTATTTGTTTTTAGGCACAAATGAGATATACTATAGAGAAGTAGAAAAACATATACATAATTATCCTGATCACGGTATTATAACATACAACGACAAATTTATAAACCCTAAACTAAACAATCTAATGGTGCCAATCACAAATATATTAGGTAAGTTTGAAACATATGTCTATACAAAACCTAACTTTGATCCTGCTCCAAGACTATTCATGGAGTTTAGATGGCTCAAAAAAGAAGTCGTTTATTTAAGGAATAAATATAAACATGATGGCGGCAAAGTATATTGGAATAGGCCTGTGATCTGCCTAACACAAAGTAAAGATAAAGTAAAAAATTTATTAAAACTAATATGAGCAAAGAAATACAAAAAGAGTTAGAGATAACTAAAGATATTCAATATTTTATGAGTAGAAGATCATTGAATATTGATATAAGTTTTAGGTGTCCACTTGAATGTCCTAGATGTCAAAGACAAAGACAATGGCGTAACGAGGGTAAAAAAGTACCAGGACGTGATCTTACTTTAAAAGAAATAGATAAAATATCAGACTATTATAATGATTTTATTTTTTGTGGTCAATTATCTGATCCTGTACATCATCCTAAGTTTCCTGAAATATTAGAAATGTTGTATAAGAAAAAGACTATAGTTGAAATACATAATGCAGCTTCACAAAAATCTAAAGAATATTTTATAAAATGTTTTAAAGCAAATCCACATGCTCAATGGATATTTGGTATAGATGGTTTACCAGAAGAAAGTCACAAGTATAGAGTAAACCAAGATGGTAAAAAACTTTTTAATATAATGATTGAATCTAAAAAACATTTAGAGGTAACACCAGTTTGGCAATATATTATATTTAACTATAATGAAGATCATATTGAAGAAGCTAAACAAATGGCAAAAGAAAATGGTGTAGGATTTATGTTAGTACAATCATCACGTTGGAATGATAATGATGACCCATTAAGACCAAAGAATAAAGAGGTATCACTTAATGCCATCTGATAAAATAATATTAGAACCTAGATGTATGCCAGCACATGGTTCAATAGAAAAACGTATGCAAGCTGCAATGACTAATAGAGGTGAATTAATACCTTGTTGTTGGATGGATCAATCTAGTGCGTTAGAACATCCTGTTATGAAAGAGATGTTAAAAGTTAGTAAAATAAGTGATCATAATAGTATTGAAGATATATTACTAACAAAAGAATGGCAAGATTTTGCAAGAAATTTAGCAGAAAAAAATTTAAAAAAAGTCATACCTACTTGTATTACTCATTGTAAGAAAAGAACAGGTAGAGATAGACAAAAAATAGAAGACTTAATATGAAAAAAATATTATTAGTTGCTGGGTGTAGTTATTCAAACGAAAGATTTACATCTATACACCATCCTGAATTAGATGTTAGTTGGCCTAAATGGCCACAATTACTTGCTGATAGATTAGATATGGAACTTATAAATGTTAGTGAGTCAGGTGCAGGACAAGAATATATCTACAGCAATATAATTGATAAATTACAAACTATTGATCACTCTAAAATAGGTTTAGTTATCGCAGCTTGGAGTACAGCACCTAGACGTGACTATCAGATAGAAAGTTTATATTTACAAAAAGCAAAATGGACAAATGATATGTATGATACAAAAGGTTTTATGAATTATTGGATTGATAGGTCATTAAGATATTATTATAGTCTTCAAACTGTGTGTGAATATTTTAAACTACCTTATAAACAATTTCAAATGGTAGATTTATTTAAAGGTTATCTATGGCAAGAACTTATCAACAGAAGAACAAAACAAGTTTTAGATAATAAACAAATTCCTGTTTTAAATAAACCAGAAGATTTAACAGTTGATGAAAAACATTGGAAAGAAAAAAGAGAAAAAGAGTACTTGGCACAAATACACAATAGTCCATATTATGAAAAAATTAATAATAATTTTATAGGATGGCCTACAGATCCAAGATTAAATGGTTATAGTTTATCTGATAAAGTATTAGATAATACTACTGATAGAATATCAAAAATAGATTTACATCCTAATAGACAAGGACAACAAAAACTAGCGAGGTTTATACATGACATGTTGGGATAGAGATTTTAAAGAAAACAAAGTTGATTATCTACAACTTTTTGAAAAGTCAATGCAAAAAGAACAGGAAGCAAACGTTGAGTTTTTAGAAAATAAACTTAAACTATACACAGGTAGAAAATATGTTGTTGCGTGTAGTAACGGCACAGACGCATTACATTTTGCTTTAAGAAGTTTAGGTATAAGAAAAGGTGACGAGGTATTAGTACCACAATTCTCATGGATATCTTCAGCGTCTTGTGTATCTATGGTCGGTGCAACACCTGTATTTTGTGAGATTGATATATTGTCTTATCATATGTCATTAGATAGTATTAAACGTATGTATTCGGACAAAGTAAAAGCAATTGTTTATCCACATCTATTTGGTAACATGTCAGATACAAAAGAGATATTAGAATTTTGTAAAGAAAAGAATATCGCATTTATTGAAGACGCAGCTCAATCACTAGGTGCAAGTCTAAATGGTGTCAAGGCAGGATCAATAGGTGACATATCAACATTAAGTTTCAATGCAAACAAAGTTGTTGCTGGGATTGCAGGTGGTGGGGCTATCTGTACAGATGACAAAGAAAAAGCAGAGATGTTTAAGAAGTTAAGAAAACATGGTGAGCGTGAGATATTAGGTTACAACTCTAAAATGTTATTAATGAATGCCGAGTTTATTAATTTTAGATTAAGTAAGATGAAAGAATGGCAAAATAGAAGACAAGAAATTGCTAAAATGTATGATGAACAATTACAAGAATATGTTACAATACAACCTACAACAAATGGTTTAGACCATAACTATCACAAGTATGTTATCAGATTACAAAATAAAGAAGTTAGAGATAATCTTAAAAAAGTATTAGACGCAAAAGTACATTATGAGTTACCATTATCTGAAAACAAAATGTATAGAGAAATAGAACATAGAGCAGATGATATGTTTATAAGCAAAATAGTTTGTGATACTATATTGTCTTTACCTATACACCCATGGATGACTAAACAAGAAGTTAATAAGATTATTCAAACAATCATACTTACGTTAGAATACAAGAAAGATCAATTTGTAGATGATATGAAAAAAATATTAGGTGATGATCTATTTGATAAAAGTTTACTAAAAGAAACAACAGAACCTATCTACGAATATATTGTAGAGAAGATATATCAAACACCAGGTTACATAGAAGAAGAACCATTTAAAAACAAAAGAAAGTTAAAGATAGCCTTTAATAAATTTTATGACCAACAGATATAAAGATATAAAAAACATAAAAATGAAACCTATGTGTTTTGAAAAGTTTCCTTTTGCTATGTCAAACAAAGGTGAGTTACTACCTTGTTGTTATTGTGATAGTAAGAAGAATATGAGAGATCCTCGGTTTCAACCATTAGTTAAAGTTAGCAAGGTATCAGACTATAACAAGATAGATGACATATTTGAAACTAAAGAATGGAAAGAATTTTACGATCTTTTAACAAAAGATATACCACCATGTTTAGCATGTTTAGAAACTTGTGGTACTAAAACTGATGGAACGCCTATTAAGGCAACAAGAGAAGATACTCATTATGACAAAGAGGGAAATATAGTAGATTATGAAAAATCTACTTATTCACAAAGATACACAAAAGAGAAAAAATGAACTATAAAGAATTTATCAAAAGAGATGCAATAAATTTAGATACTACTCATAGATGTTCCTTATTATGTCCTAATTGTGCAAGACAATGGGATTATGTAAACGAAGGTAAGAAAGTACCAGGTGTAGATGTGCCTATAGATAGTTTTAATAAGTTAATAAAATATTTTAATCATATAAACTTTGAAGGACAATATTCAGATCCTGTGCACCATCCTAAATTTTTAGAAATATTAAAGATGTGTTATGATAAAGAAATAAGTGTGGCTGTTCAACATGCTAGTGCAGCTAAATCTGAAAAGTGGTATATAGAAGCATTTAAAACAAATCCAAGAGCGTTGTGGCGATTTTCTATAGATGGTCTTCCTAAAGATAGCCATAAGTATCGTATCAACCAAGACGGTGAAAAGTTATTTAGAGTTATGAAAGAAGCCACTAAAATACTATATAAAAAACCTATGTGGCAATACATTGTATTTAACTATAATGAAAACGATATAGATACATGTAAGCAAATGGCTAGAGATATAGGTGTTGATTTTTATGTTATGAAATCTGGTAGATGGCAAAATGGTGAAAATGATCCTTTATTGCCTAGTAAAAAATGGAGAGCAGGAAATTGAAAACGTTACAAGAAATACAAGAAAATTATTTAGCCATAGACTTCTTTATGTCAATGTCATGTAATAAAGATTGTCATTATTGTACGAGTTATACTTTAGAGATGAGAAACTTGACAGTTGATATTGATTTCCTAAAACAAACATTACACTATTTAAGAAATTATAAGATACGTGTTTGTCTTTTAGGTGGTGAGCCAGGCCTTATTAAGAATTTAGATGATGTTATTGCTGAAGTTAAAAAGAATCCTAATCATGTGTGTTCAGTACTATCAAACTCTTTTGTACGTAAAAGATATCCACATATACTAAAAGATCCTGATATACTTTATGTTGAACATAACATATTAGATTTTTACGAAGATGGTATTAAAAAACTTGGTAGTTTAGATTTACTACCACCTTATGGTTATATAAAAGAAAATGATTATAACAATTACAATCTATGTGTAAAAACACCTAACTTTTTTAAATATAAACATCTGTTTCCTGAAGAAATGAAACAGTTAGATCACAAGAATACAATGTGGAAATCATTTAATGGTAGAACACCTAACAAAGATGATGTATTAGAAGTACATACTCAAGCAGATGAAATAGATCGTAAGATGTGTGCAGCCTTTCCTATGGTACCTGTTATCAATTTTGAAACAAGAAAGATTGTACATTGTAGTAAGAAATTTGCGAATAATATTATTCACTCAAAAACATTTGACATAACACAGGAAAACGTAGATAAGATGATGAATTTTCAATTGTTTAAATATGAAAACTATTGTAAAACATGTATGGAATGGGTTGAACCTAAAGGTCACTTTCCTATGAGAAAATATGCGAGGTTATTAAATGGCTAAAATATTTGCAGTAGCACTAAATTTACACGACCACAATACATATGATGGTGTCTTTCATAATCAAAGAGAAAGATTTACTAGATTTAAACATAATCTACCCTATCATGCTGAGGCATATGATCATCAATCAGACATATTAAATCCTGGCGACTATAGATTGAATGATGAATTTACTGAAAAGTATTTTAAAAGACCTGACAATGGTATTTTAGCATTTACATATACCTATGGTGGTATAAGAAAAGCAAAAGAAGAATTACTTAATACAACATTAAAAGGGCATGATGAAATATTTAATTATGATCCTAAAACGTTATGGGACTATTATTATAAAGACGGAATATATTATATAGACCATCATCAATCACACGCCACATATGCTTTTATAAACTCTAATTTTGAACAATCAGATATACTAGCAATTGATGGTATAGGATCAAAATTTAGATGTGTATTCTTTGACAAAGACCTAAAGTTAATAGACTTGTCAGATAAACTACCTATTGGTTGGTTATGGAATCATATGTCTAACTTAACAGGTTTTGGCACACTAGGTGCTAGTAAGTTAATGGGTAAAGTTGGGTATGGTAAATATAGTGAATACTACTACAACATATTTGAAACTATATTATCAGGACCTATAACTGAAAAGAAACAAGCACATTTTAAACAGATTAAGTTAGACAACATAGATGATTTAGCACATACACTACAAAAATTTACAATAGATAAAATAAAAGAATATGTCTATCCATTAAAAACTTGTGATAACTTATGTATTGCAGGTGGCGTTGCTTACAATGGATATATGAATGAAGAATTTACAAAACATTATGAGAATGTATTTGTACCACCTGCTGTAGGTGATGAAGGACAAGCAATAGGTGTTTATCAACATGCTGATTATATGATAAATTATAATGTACATAAAACAGAAACATTTGCTGGTATAGAATACGAACATAATGTAGGCGAAGACGCTGACTATAAAAAGATTGCTCAGGCAATTGCTGATGGTAAGATAGTCGGGTGGTTTCAAGGCAAATCAGAAAGTGGTAATCGTGCATTAGGTAATAGATCAATACTTGCAGACCCACGTAATCCTAATATTAAAGATATTATCAATCATACTATAAAAATGAGAGAAGACTTTAGACCCTTTGCACCTGCTGTATTAGAAGAACATTACAAAGAATATTTTGATACGAGATTGCCTAGTCCTTATATGAGTAGAATATGTAAAGTTAAGAAAGATACAGTACCAGGTATTACACACGTTGATAATACAGCAAGAATACAAACTGTTAATAAAAAATTTAACGAAAAGTTTTACAATATTATTAATGAGTTTTATAAGATAACAGGCATACCAATGTTATTGAATACTAGTTTTAATTGTAGAGAGCCTATAGTAGAGAGTCCTAAAGAAGCAATAAATACCTTTAAGAGAACACAATTGGACATGTTAGTAATTAACGGAAAGGTAATATGCAAATGAACACGTTTGATTTATTAGAAACAAAACGAAAACAAGTATTCAATTATAGTGATAAAATACCAGACAAGGAAATAATAGAAGACGCATTATATAAAGCATGGAAAACAACTCCTTCAAAAAACAATGCAATGGCATATGAGGTTGTTGTTTGGGGTCCTGATAAAAAATCTGAAAAACAAGCATTATATAATCTAACTCAAAAATCTTGCATTGAAACTGAAAAAACAGGATTAAAAGAAGGATTAGCTGTATCAGTATCTACAGGTAACAAATATTTTGAACATATAAGAACTAATCCTTATATGTTTACATTTCATCAAAGACTTGCTACACCTAACGAATATCATAAAGAAAGTATTGAAAAGAAAGGTATGTTTTTTGATCAAGCACACAAAAGCCATATGAGCAAAATAATTGATAGTGTTGCTGTAGAAGTAGGACTATTTGCTCAAATCTTAACAAACAATTTATTAGAAGAAGGACTTGATGTATCGTATAATTCTTGTTTTACAAGAGAAGTTAAATATTGGCAAAAATGGGGATTGACTAATATTACAACTAGACCTATATTAATGTTAAGTTGTGGTTATGGTGAAGTATATAGAAGAAATCATATGGGAAGTGCAGCTCATAAGACAGATGTAAAACCTGAACATCAGGATATAATTACATGGGTATAAAAAATGAAACATTTTGATTTATTAGAACAAAAAAGAAAACACGTAAAGACTTATAAAAAAGATATTCCACCTAAAGAAATTATAGAACGAGCATTATACAAGGCGTGGAAAACATCACCGTCTAAAAATAATGCAATGGCGTATCAGGCACTTGTATGGGGACCTGATAAAGTGAAAGAGAAAGAGGCAATACATGGTTTAGTAGTGAAGTGTCATGCTGATGTAGAAGATCAAGCAGTTAAAGATGGTCAAGCGATACAAACTCAAGGCGCAAAAGTAGGTATATATGAAAACCCATATTATAAACACGTAAAAGAAAACCCATATTTAATTACGGTACACAGCAGACTTGCTCAACCAAATGTTTATTATCAGAAACAAGTTGAAACAGGTCACTTCTTTGATCAAGCACATGAAAGTCATATAGAAAAGATAATTGATAGTGTTGCAGTAGAAGTAGGTATATTCATTGCAAACTTGACAAACTATTTGTTAGAAGAAGGACTTGATATATCTTATAACTCTTGTTTCAATAGAAGGCCACATAACTGGCATAAAGCAGGCCTAAATATGGTTGACACTAGACCCATTGTTATGATGAGTTGTGGATATGCTAAGAGATATAGACAAGAAGACATGGAAGATTGGAAAATAAAACATGAAGATATTAAACCTGAAATGAAGGAGATAATAAAATGGATATAGAAAAATTAAACAAAATACTAGATAAAGTATTTACACCAGATATTGACAAAATAATATCCGAACAAGATATAATAGGAATGAGGTTGAGTGGCGGTATAGACTCAGCGTTCTTGTGTTTTCTCACAATGAGTAAATATCCTAATAAGAAAATATTACCAATTACATTATTTAACCAATTAAGACCTGCAGCTATGGATGTTGTAGATAATGTTCTTAACGCATTAAGTATCTTAAAACCAGAAAATGAAAATCTTTTACATTCTGATATTGCGTTTTTTACAACTGAAGGATTTAAGAAAAATCAAAAGATGATAGATAATTGGGAAAAAACTAATCAAAAATATAACCCGAAAGATATTTTTCAAAGAGAGCATTTTTGGGGATTGTGGGAAAAGTATCATAAACTAGGTGTAAACTTAAACATATATCTTTCAGGTGAAACTTTAAACCCACCTGTAGAAGAACAACCTGAAATCATCACACACGAATTTAGAAAGTTTCCACATGACAGAAATACTAAAAAAGATAAACTATTCTCTAAAACTAGAGATAAGTATTTTGGTCATCACAAATATGAGTTTAGACCTTTTCGTAACTGGAATAAAAAAGAAGTTGCAGATATGGTAAGAGAGTTGGGACTTGATAAAACTTTATTTCCTGTTACTGAATCATGTGAAACTGAAATACATATGTATCCTGTTTATGCTAAAGAACATAATAGAACATATAGAAATCCAGGTAAAGAACCATGTAAAATATGTTGGCCTTGTAGAGAAAAATATTGGGCATATGGTGTCTATGATTTCAATTCACCAGAAACAATGGAAAGATATAAAATATCTACAGCTCATAAAATATAATGAACATTGATTTACAACTGTTTAAGAATATAATGGCAGAAGCCAGACACAATAATGATCTTTTAGATTCATTTAGTCCTAATCAATTTAAAACTAAAGAAAAATTAATATCTCATATTAGAGATTTAAACGTTGTAAATGATAAATCTGAAATTACGATACTAGGTGGTTGGTATGGCAGTATATTGATACCTGCTTTAAAAGAAGCAAAAAGAATATCGTTAATTGATTTAGATAAAGCTGTTGTTAGTATGGCAAAAAGTAGAATATTTAATCATTATGAAAATGTAGATTTTATAACAAGTGATGTGTTCAACGAAAATAGATACGGACGAATACGATATGCTAATCTCATAATTAATACTTCTTGTGAGCATATGAAACCTATGAAAGAACTAAAAGCACTACATGACTCTAATGCTTACTTTGCCTTTACATCAAATAATATGTTTGATATAAAAGGTCATGTTAATTGTGTAAATGATAATGAAGAATTTAAAAATCAATTGCCTGAAAACGCTAAAGTATTAGTTGAAGATAGTATTACAGATGATAGAGGAACTAGATTTATGATAGTTGGTAAATTTTATGAAAAGAATAATATATAGTTTTTACATTGATATACCAAAAGAAGAATTGGATATATTTGATAAGAATATATTAATAGCAAATAAATCTGTACCTATTAATTATGTTACAAAGGATGCCTTTAAACAAAATTATACAAAATTAGTAGCTTGTAAAAAATGGTACGCAAAACAATTGGGCGTAGATTTTAAAATGTTTGAGTATGATGTAGATTTTATCTTATATAAAGAAAATATGCAAAGAAAGTATCCATATATTACAGCATACAATGTAGTAAATTTTTATAAGATACATTTGTTTTATAAACTTGCTGAACAATATGATGAAATACTTTATTTAGATTTTGATGTAGTACCTATGCACGGTGATAATTTCTTTGAGGCATGGGACTTATCAAAAGGTATTGCGATACAACACAATACACATAAAGTTATTCCTATGGAAGACGTAACTGAAAGATCACAAACTATTCGTAGTCCAACAGCAAAATATTATAACGCTCAAGCAATGTTATTAGATAGAGAATTAAATCCTAAACATCATGTAGTCAATACAGGTATTGTTGGTGCAAGTAAAGAGTACATACAAAAATTAAAATACTTTGATAACTTTGATTCTGATATGGCAGAAATGAGCAGACTAACTAAAGGCCATGAGATGTATCCTAAAAAGATTACAGACTTTTTTGGTTGGGATAATGAAACATTGTTTGCAGTTAAGATAGCAGAAAATGATATACCAATACAATGGTTAAATCAGAAATGGCATTACTTCTTTTCTGATCAAGGTTTTGTACCTAAATCAGTTGTACTATGTCATGCTATCAATAAAAAATTTGAAGTTGTTTGGAGAGCATACAATAATGCTTAAAATTTGTACTGTATATTTTGAAGGTTTATATAAACCTGAACATGTATCAAAATTGTATAGATCACTAAAAGAAAATAGTACTGTGCCTTTTGAGTTTATTTGTTTAAGTGATACAGACGTTGAGGCAGATGTAGTATTACCTTATAATCATCATAGTAATATTAAGAAACACTGGCATAAATTAAAATACTTTAGTCCTCAATTTGCATATCAAAATCCTGGCGATGATATTATAATAATGGATATTGATCAACAGATTGTAGGTAACGTTGATGAGATACTAAACTATCCTGTAAAAGAAGGTGAATTACTTACATATGATAGTTGGTGGAATGTTAAAACAAATAAATTTGCTGATAGAGTTATAATACCTATCAATGGTGGTTTTTATAAGTTTAAGTCAGGTAGTTTTAAATATGTATGGGACGACTTCTCATTAAATCCTGAATACTGGCAATTACATTACTATAACAAAGGTGATGTTCATTACAAATATTATGGCGAACAAAACTATGTCTTTTGGAAACTTGATGAACACAAAGCAAATATTAAGTATCTACCTGGTGAGTGGATCGTTAAATACACAAATGAAGACAGACAAAACATAGAACTAAATAAAATGTATAGTAAGAAGTTTAATACAGATTATATGATACTAGGTGACCCACACGAAAAAATAAAAATTATTCACTATTTAGGACCACGAAATGCAAAATAAATTAGATAAGAGATTACATAAAAAAAGAATGACTGCTGTATCTAACAGTAAGCCAGGTGATGTTGATACTTCAGGTTGGTTTGAAACATTATCAAAAGATGGTGAAGAACGAAAAAAAGACCCTAACTCTATTATGAATAGAGCAAAAGATAAGAGAAGTTGGTTCTGTCATTTTCCTTTTAGTGAGATGTTTATAGAATTAGATGGTAGATTTAAAGCGTGTTGTCTTGCAGCTGGAAGTAAAGATCATAATATAAACAATACATCTATAAAATCATGGATGGAAGATAGTAAATATATGAATGATTTAAGAAAAGAAATGTTAGATCCTGCAAAACATGGTACTAAAGCAATTAATGAACATTGTATAAGATGTATTAGTGATGAAAAGAGATATGGTAAATCTCGTAGAACACACCATATGTGGAAAGAGTCAAGTACTAAAGAACGTTGGGATGCTATAGAAAGAAACGTTAGAATGTACGAGAAGACAGGTGTATGGACTTTTGACGAAAGAATAATGCAAATACAATTAAAGTCTTTTGGTGTAGAATGTAATTTAGATTGTCATATGTGTAACCATGACAGCTCATCTATGCGTATTGATATGATGAGAAAACATGATGTTTATAGTGAAAAGATGTTTGGTTCAATGGAAAAAACAAATCATAAAATTAAACTTGTTGAAGATAATTTAAATAAAATAGACAAAAAAGATGTTATTGAACAAATAAAAGAACTTGCTCCATATCTTAATAGTATAAAAATTATAGGTGGTGAGCCATTGATAATGAAAAAGTATTTTGAGTTTTTAGAAGAAATAGTAAAAACAGGACACGCACCTCACATAAAAATTAAATTTCAAACTAATCTTACAAAATTAGGCGAAGGCAAACATAAATTTATTGACTTTGTGCCTAAATTTAAAGAAACTTCATTTACTGCTTCTATTGATGGTATTAATCAGAATGCTGAGTATTTAAGAAGAAGATCAAACTGGAAAGAAATAGAAGAAAATATAGCATTATTAAATTCAGACAAATACAAAGGTAAGGCACACGTTGATGTTAATTCTGTAATTACATGTTTTAGTGTTTTACGATTTGATGAAGTAATTAAATATTGTAGAGATAATCCTGGGATTAGAGGTGCAGGTTGGTTGATGATTGAAAGACCTAAATCATTAAGAGTACATAATCTACCTAGAAAACTAAAAGATCAACTTATACCAAAATATGAAGGCTGGCCTGATATTCAAGCTGCATTACGAATGGATGAAGAACCAGACAATGATTTTCAGGACACGTTAAACTATATGTTACAACAGGACAAAGCATATGTAGGAACAAAATGGGAATCACATTTATTTGAAGTATTTCCAGAACTAAAGGAATATTACAATGGTTGATATAGAGCAAGAAAAAGAATATATAAAAAAAATTCAAAAGTGTCAAAGAAATTGGGACTATTCAAAGACTATACCTAAAGAGCATGTTGATCATCTTTTGTGGGTAGCTCAAAATGCACCATCAAAACAACATGAAGCATATTATGATATTCATTATTCAACTGATAGAAAAGTTATAGAAGAACTTTATAAGTGGTCGTGGGGATTTACTCATTCAGGTAAACCACCTGCAACGTGGCGTAATCCACAAATGAACGCTAATATGTTTATGTTATTTGTTATGAAACATCCACCAACAAGTAGAAATTATTTAAATGAGGGTTCTGTTACTCCAACAGATCATCCAGCTAGATGGGAAAATGGATTAGTTGCAGTAGGTACTGCGTTAGGATTAGTTATGAGATCAGCAGCTGAATTAGGTTATGCAACTGGTTGTAATAAGAATAATAGTCAAGGACCTGATTGTGATTTTAATTGGGAACGTAGAATGGGTATATATGAAGATATATACATACATAAAAAGAAAAAGATGTTGTACGGAATAGGTATAGGTTATCCGCAAGAAGGAAGACCTAGAAATGAATCAGATGATAAAGAATTAATAATAGGTGCAGCTAATGGTCACAATCTTTCCTCAAAGGACAGAGGTGAAGAACGAGATGTAAGAGGTTGGAAATATAGACAATGTTCAGTTGTTGATGTAACTAAATCAGATAAGGCAACTGACCCTTATGGTAATGTACATGAGTTACCAGACAAAGCTGTTTTCTATACCATGTCAAATATTCCACGTGAAATTAATATATACGAAATTAAATGAGAATAATTTGTTGTAGATTTGGTGATAAGTTTAATCAATGGCATGTTGATAACCTAAAACATATGATAGACGAATACTCTGGTCTAAAGTATGATAGTTTTGAAGTTATAGAAGATGATCTATATGGCAATTGGTTTAATAAGTTTCAAATGTATGATAGGTTTAGAGATGGTGAAAATCTATACTTTGATTTAGATTTAGTTATCTATGATAAGTTACCTGATCTTATAAGAAAAGATTTTACACTATTAGATGATACATGGTGGAGAGAACGTGCCCATACACCTCTGAACTCATCTATAGTATCATGGACTGGTGATGTATCTTATATATGGGATAAATTTAAAAAATATGATGAATATTATATAAAAACATATACAAGAGGTAGTGATGAATGGTATTATAAAAATATCAAATATAAAACTTATGATAAAGTTTGTCCTTCAATTAAAGATTACATGTATCAAAAACCACCACAATTTAGTGTATGCACTTTAGGTCAAATGCACCATCTACAAGAAAAAGGTTGGGATGGTTGGTATTCTGAATACTTTTTACAAAGGTAAGTTTAAATCACCCAAATCTCTACAAATTTCAATATCAAAACACTTGTTATCGTAAATTTTTTTATAAAGTGTAGCAAATCCTATCTGGTTTCTTTCAAAATCATTTCTACCGTTATTCTCATACTCGGCACACATAGGTAAATATATTTTAGTTTTATAACCTGCCTTTGACCAATGATAAGCACCTATATCTTTATTTTTAAACACACAACCTGAAGTATTAGTACCTGTTACAATTATTTGTGTATTTAAATGATTAATATAATTGCCATCATATGGTCCTAGTTTTGATTTTACATAATCTATAGTGTAATTATCATCTTTGAACTTATCTAAAGGTTTCGTCCAAGTAGGATCATCTTCAAGTGTAAAAAATTTAAACCCTTTTGATATTGCTATATTTTTAAGCTCTCTTAACTTTTTATCATTCTGATCTATTACTGTTGAAAAAAATAAACATCTATTTCTATCAGTACCTGATGATATAATTTCATTAAGATAAGAGTATCTCATGCTATCGCTATAGCTATCTGTGGTTAAAGCAGGATGGCCATAGAAGTCAATCAGTAAAATTATAGTTTTCACTAATCTCCTGCGTTTACTCTACTAACCTCTGCAATTTCAATAGCCGCTTTTAAAACGTCTAGTTTAGTTTTTGCCTGTCTTATCTTTTTCTTTGCCTCATTGTTAGATGACTCACTAATATTTTTAGTTTCAAAACATGCTAATTTTAATGCAAAGATTTGATCAACATTATCATTGTCTTCAAATAATGCTGTTAAGATTTTAGGGTAAAATTTAGTATCAAGTTTTTTGTTTTCAAACTCAAATATAAGACCTTCTTTTTCAGCAATTCTTAATACAGATTTTTCAAACTGTTCTTGTTCAAGTTTGTTTCTTTGATAAGTTGCCTCATGCAATTGATCAATATTCATTTTAGTTTGAAGTGCTACCCATTGATGATGGCCTTCTTCGTAAGGTATGATTGTAGAAAATAGTTTTTTCTTATCTTCAGTAGTTGTTAATACTTCAATGTTTTTTCTATCTTGGTCGATAAAGTACGCACTAACAAAATTATCTTTTAGATATTCTTCAGTTATCATTTCTGTTCTCCTTTATGTATTCATATAAATTAACTTGTGGTGTCCATCCTATATTATTTAGTAGGGTATTATCAGCAAGGTTATCTAGTCTTTCGGTGTGTTCTCCCACAACCCTTTCACAATCTATACCAAAGTGTTCTATTAACTCTATAAGATTGTTTGTAGTACCAGAACCTATATCTGTAATACCCTTAACGTTTGACTTAATCAAACTATCTATCGCTCTCACTAAATCGTCAACGTGTATAAAATCTCTACTATGATTTGTGTTAATATAAGGAACATCATTTCTTAATATCCTTGGTATTAACATACTCTCTCTAGCATTGGGACCATATACAGTTGTAAATCTCATACCTACACTATTAGGTGGTGCAATCTGTTCAAGGCTATACTTGCTCATGGCATATGGATTTTTCCATGGCTCATGTGCTGTTGATGAACTTGCGTATAAGATTCTTGTGTCTTTGAAATATTGAAATAGTCTTTGACCTGCAATTACATTTTGTTCCCAATATTCTGTCGGTCTACCTAAACTATCTCTAACGCCAGATAAACCAGCAAGATGTATAACTAAATCTACAGAATATTTTAAGTCGCAGGAAAGTAAATCATTGCCAGACTCTTTGTCTATGCAAATTACTTTGTGACCTTGTTCGTTTAAGAATTTATTTAAGTGTTGACCTATGAAGCCTTCACTACCTGTTAATAATATATCCATAATATAATTTATAATAGAAATAACTATCTATTATGATTTGTTTATTCGTAAGTAGTATGTAGCTGCAGTTACAGCTGATCCATTTGGAAATTCCTGTGCTCTATAGTCATCATTATTTACAAAACGTGTTTGATAATTACCAGAACCATTTAAAATAGTATCTGCCATACCAGAACCTCTAGTATTACCAGAACCAGAAGTACCAATGTTGTAACTTAAAGAATAACCATCACTAGATGATACTGCCGTGTACTTCATCCACTCTGATAACAAAGTATCAAAAGCAGACGTTGTAAATTCTTTAATATTATTAGAACCATCTAAAAAATATGGTTCAGTATATGTAATTTGAGAACCAGTAATTTTGTGTAGATAATAGTTTGTAATAGTTGTAGGTTGGTCAAGTGTTTCAGGAATTGAACCTGCTGAATAAGCACCTGTATTTGCTCTTGTATCTGTAAATATTGCTGTTGCTGATACTAATGATGATCCAGAAACAGATGTAGTTGTTGAAACGTGATAAGTTCCACCTTGTTGCGTTCCTGTTGAACCAGAAGCCAATAGATCAATCGCTGGGTGTAAAAATGTATCTTTTACATCCGTTAAACTCATTGCTTGTATTTGTCCAGATGTGTTGTAATACACAGGCCATGTTTTACCAGTATCAGATGTTGGCGATCCTGCTGTTCTAGCTTCAGATACTTTATCGTAAGTTACTGTAACCGTACTTGGTTCTGCTGTAGTACCTTCACTTGGTGTTGAAGTAGAACTAGTTGATTGTGCACCTGCTTGTTTTCTTGTGTCTGTTATAGCCGAAAGTGAACCACCTGAACCGACAACAGATAATGCGACACTAGGTGCTAGTGAATATTGATAGACTGCCTGATCTACGATCTGATCGATCATAGTGGTATCCATCTCTCGTAGATTACCTGAATCTACATATAAGGGTTTTACTACTGCCATAATTTCTCCATCTTCTTTTTATCTGGTAACTCACTTATAGTAAGTACCTGTTGTATTTATATTTATATTATTTATGCGCCTGCTCCATACATAGTTTTAACTACTGTTCCACTAGAGTTTAAAATCTGTAAGGTCACAACACTTTTTAGTTGATCTTGCCCGATAGCGTCATCAGCCATATTTGCCTCTGCAATCGTGTCTAATCCTATCATTGTACCTGTCACTACTGCTGAACCACCAGTAGTTACTAGTGTTCCTGTTTCATTAGGTACTGTTATTGTTCTATCTGCTGTTGGCTCTACAACTGTTATTAAAGTTTCAAAATCGTTTTGATTTGACCCTTCAAAGACAATAACAGGTGAACCTGGAGCAGCTGATGAGTACAAATACCCACTAGTTACTACATGTTTAGCGCCAAAGTCAACATATCCTAATGAACTTGATATATTATCTGCTGTTAATGTTTTGCCTGCTGAAAGTGATAAATCATCATCAACTGTTACGGTACTACCTGAACTCGCTATTGTGCTACTTGCAAACGATATTTGACCTAAAGTATGAGTACCTGTACCACTAGCAGTTAAGTTACCACTAATAGTTACATTAGGTGTTAAGGCATATGTAACTGTATCTGTTGCTGATACTGTAGGCGTTAATTGATTAGCCGTACCTGCAAATGTCATAGTTTGACTATTTGAAACGGTTTGTGTATTTGAACCATCTGAAATATTAAACGCTAAACTTCCTGCAATAGAAGAATATAATTCATTAACAGCGCCTATTACAGACGTTGCTGAAATATTAGAATCAAGTGTAGCAATATCACCAAAGTCATTAGCCGACAGAGCATTAAACTCGGTTCTAAAATCTTCTAAAGTTTGCGTTGCTGTTATTTGTCTTGCAGCCATTAGTTTTTAATTCCCTTTAATAGTTTTTTTATTTCAAACAATTCTTGTTTTAAAGTATTTATTTCTTTTATTGCGCCTCTTAATTCATCACCTTGTTTTTGTCTATTCTTGTGACGTGACATATAAACTTGATAATCAGTCCTGTTTACATTAACGATTGCATTTGAGTTGGTATCTCTTACTAGTCCAGAAAATCCTTCTACTCTTAATTTGCTCATCTTATATCGCCAGTGCTATTCCTCTCATATCTCTTAATACAGGTGGATATGATGAATTTGTTCCTTTCATAACTATTTTTAGTTGAAAGTTAGTAAAGTCATTTATATCGGTTGCTGTATATTTGTATTCTTTAAATGTTGTATCATCTTCAGCAGGCACAATAGATGAATCTGGACTACCATCTGTATTGAAAGGTGTCCAACTTAAATCATTTAATTCATCGCCGTCTGTTGCAACTCTAAAATACATTTCAACTTCAGATGTTGCTCTTATGTTTGCAGTTAATCTTATGTCTAATGCTTTTGAGGTGTTTTCTAATAATACTGGTTTAGTACAATAAACAGCAGCAGATGATGTACCTGTACTTGCTGTATCAGTAACAAAATTAGGTGTGTTACTTGATGTTGGACTATTTAATCTGTTTTGAATAGTAAAGGCACTCATTCTTTGAGTATCTAATACAGGAGAAAGTTTAGTATTTGCAGTTGTCAATTCTAATATTGTATAGAAAGATTTACCACCTATAATTTGCGTTTCGTTTGTTTCATTTATTCCACTTGCAACCATTTGAGGTGCTGTGAAAGCAATATTGTCGTTACCTATTACAGCAACTTTACTTGCAGCTGTTGTTAAATCAAATTCTGTTTCTGATCCGTGTATTGATCTACCAGATGTTGTTCTAACATAGAAATCTATATTAGTATCAGGTAAAGTTACGGTTTGAATACCACCTAAATTTAATACATCAAACAATCTGTTTTGAGTTGCTGTTACAGCAACACCACCAACATCACCTGTTGCAGTAGCATTTGATGAACTTGTAGATGTAATATCGTAACTATCTAAAGTCACGTTTGAAATACTTGTATATGTGCCATTAATTTTATCGTGTGCAATACCATTGTGATCACCACTAGGTACACCAGCAATTGTTACGTTATTACTTGTACCGTGCATACCATGGTTAGGATGGAATACTCTAATTACTTTAGAACCATTTGTTGTTCTTAAAGCATTATTTTTAAGTGTTCTTGTTCCTAATGTATTGTTAGTTAATGTAACTGTACCAGTTACGTTACTAAATTCTGCTCTTCTTAATTTGAATTTCATATCTTCATTTTGTTCAGCAGACCATGTCATACCATTCTGTGATTTAAATAATACACCAGCATATGGTTGAGCAGATATTGTTCTATTTGTATCTAAAGATGTTTCACCTATTCTTGCCACATAAGCATTGTAGTCTTGTGAGTTTGCCATTACAACAAAACAATACTCTACGTTTGATTGTATGTAAACAGGACTTGCAAATGTAAATTTAGTTGCAGTTGTACCATCTGTACTTGTATTTACAGCACTAGGATTTAAAGTTACTTCCGAGAATGGTAATATTTTCTGACCTGGATAACCATTTACAACATCTCTTACTTGAACTGTTACTGGTATCGCAGCGTCTTTTGTACTAAAGAATATATCAATAGATGTTAAGAATACACCACCTTCATCATCAATTAAGAAAGTTTGAGCAAGTGGGTCATGGTAACCAACTTGTCTTTCTTCCGTTCTTGTAGATGTTCTAGTAATACTTTGATTTTCTGTTACACTTCTCATCTCTACACGTGCTTCTCTACTTGAAATAATAGTTTCTCTTACTGTTTCTAATAGACCTCTTGCAACATATTCAACGTTTGCAGCCGTTTCAACGTTTGCGTTTGTTAAACTGTTTGAAGATGAACTTGTTAATCTGAATAATCTTTGGCCTGTTCTCCATCTAGGATTTGAATTAGTTTTAGGATCAGGTATTGCAAATGTACCTTCAACTTTACCGTTAGCGTCTGAAACTAGATTGCCACCTAATGCACCACCGTCTGGAGTTACATATGAAGTTACATCTATGTTATCAAAGTAAGGATAAACTCTTGTATTTGGTTTTAATCTTGTTGCAACAAATGTTAATGTTCTACTTCTAATAAAAGGAACAAATGCAACTGAAACAACTCTATCGCCGATAGATGTTCTTACTGTTTCAGGTACAGCAACTGCTCTAATTCCTGTTCTTGTTTGTGATACTTGTTGAGCAGTAGTTACTTCTTCTTTTGCAATTACTCTCCAACCATGACCACCTCTTTTCTTATATGTACCTACATTTTTTCTTTCTGTTTCAACAGGTCTTCCTGTCCATGTATCTTGCCATGAGTTCCAAACTGTTGACATAGGAAATTCAGATAACTGACTAGAGTTACCAGAGTTTTTAGTTAAGTTATCCCAACTACCGTTAGGGTTGTTGATAACTAATTCTGGTGCTCTTTCTGTTTCTTTCCATTCGTCACCTGGAGGTGTTAATTCTATTGCACCTATCCATGTAAATACACCAAATGGGTTTACATTGATAGCCTTACTTGCATAAGGTTGATCTATTAGTGTTGATTCTGTATAAGGTAAAGTAATTAGATCACCAGTCTTTTGATAATTAGCGTCTGTTCTATCATCTGCTACTATTGCAGTTCCGTCTTCATCACTTTCAATCAATGAGATAGCGTCTTCATGGAATGTAGGTCTTAACTCACCGTTTGCGTAATCTATAGAAACTTTGTAATCATTATTTCCTACATCACCAATACCGTGACCTGTAAAGTTATCTACAACGAAACCATTTTTAAATCTATCAAAACCATTTGAGTCTTGTATTTGTAAATTCTGTGCAGCTGTTTCTAGTAGAGATAATTGAGTATAGTATTCTGTAGTTTCTATTCTCTTTTCTATTCTACCAATATCTCTCATTGTATATCGTTTGTTGTCAACGTGTTCTATGCCAACTTCAGATGTATCTAATGTGTATGCAGGTAAAAATAATGTGTATAGGTGCATTGCGTTATCTAATGTACCAGGTACTCTTGGTTCTAATGAACTTGCACCTTTTAATACTTTAAAGTTACCATCTTTATCTAAAAATATTTTATCTACTCTTCCTAAATAATATTCAAAGTCTGATCTTATGTCTGAATTAAACTTAATAGGATTTACAACTGAAGCACCAGTACCATCAAATGATCTATCTTGGTTACCTGAATTGATTGTACTTGCGTCATCAACTCTTGGTCTAAAGTCTAAACTATCTCTTAACTCATATCTAGTACCTGTGTTGGTTGAAGTGTAAGCAGGAATGTCTTCGTAATTAATTGCTGAGTATGAGTCAACATCAAAATAATCTCCTCCACTATGAGAGTAATAGTTAAAGTTTACAAGTAATTGACCTGTTGGTGTTAACGCACCAGTTTTTAATTTTATTCTACCAACATCATAGAAGTTATCTCTTTGACCTGTATCTAAATCAAATCTATCTGTAACGTCTGTGTGTGATGTTGTTGCAGTCGTACTAAAGTCAGGTGCCATGTAAATTGAATTGATAGCGATTACGTCTGCTTTTGCTAAACTAATTACACCACTTTCTATTGTTGCTTGTGTAGCAACAGCAAGTGTTTCATTACTATTTAAAGTTTTTGTTTTAGATGTACCGATAGTTTTGTTAACCGTAAGTAATACTTTAATATCGTGTGCAGCGTAATTAGCACCAAAGTCTAATGTTAAAGTTGTTTTAGCAGGATTTAATGAAAAGATTGCACTACCTTCATGGTTGTTACCTGTTAAACTTAATACATCTCCTACAGCACCTGTTCCACCAGAACCTAAACTTGTAATTGTTACTGTGTAATCGCCTTCGCTTAAATCAGCAAATGTTTCGTTTACACCAGCAGAGAAAGTACCAACACCATCACCTGTTAGTGTTTCTAATTCATGTTTTCTAAATGTATATGTTGTATCTGAAGCACCACTATTTGCAGTAGTTTTTAATGTTTTAATATTTTCATATGGCAATTTAAATATAGAAACATTTTTTTCAGGTTGTTGTATTTTTGTTCTTTTTCTTGTTGCAATTGTTTTTGTAGATACGTCTGATCCACCAACAGCAGCCGATAATGTTATTGAACTATTACTAATTATAGCTTCTACTAATCTTGTTATAGATGAACCACCATCTGTTGTAAATGATATTGAGTCACCAACAACTAATTCGTCTGTAAATCTTGTATTGAAACCAGTAACAGCAGTGCCAGAGTTTGCAACTGATAACGTACCTGTCAATGTTGCGTTGTCGCCATTTGTAGCGTCTAATGCTGTATCAGCAGTAAATGTAGGACTACCTGCCATTGCAAGTTGTTTAACAGCAGTAATATCGTGTGAAGTTACACCTTTAAAACCTACAGCGTCTGCTTGAATAACTGCTGTACTACTTGATGTACCACCTGTTATTGTTTCGCCAGCAGCAAAAGTACCTTGTACGTTTGATACTATTACAACACCGTGTGCAGCTGTACCACCTGAAGTATAAGATGTATGACCAGATGTACCATCAATTGCAGTTGTGCCGTCTGTATCGTATAACTCAAAATTTGATGCCGATGGGTTTCTAACTGTATAAACGTTACCATTCAATTCAGTCATACCACCTACACTTGCGATTGTAACTTGTTGACCTTCTTTAAATTTATTTGAAGATGTAATAACAATAGGATTAGCCTGTGTTGCACCTGTGATTGTAGCACTTTCTGTAGTAGATAATGCTTGTACAGTTGCAGTAGCACCTGAAGTACCACCAGTTACAGTTTCACCTGTTGTAAATCCTTGTGCAGTTTTAATGTTTAAGTGTGTAAATAAAACAATATCAAAAAGATAATGTTTATAAATTGAACTTGTAGGAAATATGTTTGAAGCAGCAGTACCTGAAGAATATTCAAATCCTCTACTTTTTGCTCTACCGATTGTAGTTATACTTGAATTTGATCCTGTGTTTGCAGTACCACGTGAACTTGTAGCTTCGTTATGTAAAGTTAAACCTTTAAATGGTTCAACACCAGAAGCATTTGCAATATCAGGAGAGTTATAAACGTTTGTTACATTTATAAAGTTACCTATATCAAATCTTGTATTAAAGTTATTTTGTGTATCAAAATCTCTTGCCTTATCAACATTAATAAAAGTTGTAGCGATTGTATCTATCTCATAACCTTTTACGTATGCTTTTCCTGGAGAAAATCCTACTGCAAGTTTAGTAGCGTCACCACCATTACTTGAACTATAGATACCTCTATTAGTGCCTGAAGATAAATGTTCTCTAACATCTATATCAAAAGGTCTTACAACATAGTCACCTGATTCGTCAAATGTTCTACGAGCAAGAGTATCTTCTAATACAGCATATTCAGTTGTTCTAACTTGGTTTTGCAATGCACCACTTGATAGTCTTAATAATTCATAGAAGTTACTATCATCGGTACTAGATAATGCTTTTTTAGCTAATGTTAATTCAATTTTAAATCTGTGAGAACCTGGAGCGTTTGTATTTGAAACGCCTTGTGCATTATCATTTAGAGATGTATCGTCACCTGGTGTTACAAATGATTCTGTAACAGTAAGACCAACTCTATAACTAGGAGTATCAGAATATTTTTCAAGTATTAAAGTTTGTGCAGAAACTTGAACATGAAAACCATTAATGTAATATACACCTTGTTGAACTTGTGCAGCTGAACCAGTATGGCAACTAGCAACGACTGCTGTTGAAGCATTAGAAGATGTTATTGTTTCACCGTGTGTAAAAGCAATTTGTGCTCCATCAGAAGCAGTATTTTGATATTTAACAAATAGTGTATCTGGATCAGTACCGTCTGTAGCAACAGCGTTTACAACTTTAGCAGTAACGCCTGAAGTACCACCTGTTAATGTAGTATCAATATATGTAGATATATCACTAACAGATTTAGATGTTAATTTAACAGCATAGTATTTTAAATCGTAACCAATTTCGCCAGGAATAATCATTGCACCTTTATCAAAAAGGTGATCTGACATTCTTTCTATTTGATTTTGTAATTGAGTCTGTGATTGAGTTAATTCTCTAGCCTGTACAGCAAATGCAGGTCTAAAAAGAACTCTATGGAACTTCTTTGACTCTGTAAAATCATCATAGTATGGACTAACATTAAAGTCAGTTGGACTTGGCATTTATTTTCCTCTATATTAAAACTCAATTATGAGTTTGATATTTTCAGTTTGATCGGTTGCTCTTGTAATCTTTGTTCTATTCTCTACGTATAGTAAATCACCAGAGTCATGTTTTAATTCTGGAGCAGAATATCCTGAAGTAAATGAAACGTTGTTTACTGTTTGAGTAGAGGCGTCAGGAGTACCTGTTGCACTTGAAGTCTGACCTGTAATTACGTTTGCACCCGAAAAAGCAGTTACATTTCCATTACTATCAGCACCAGCGTCATTATGCCTTGTCTGAACGTAATATAAAATATTGTTTGTTGAATCCCATTCTACAACTATACCAACAGCACCTGTACTTGCCTGATTTATTTCTTCATCTGGTGTAAAAGTACCTGGTGTTGGAGAGGCTGCAATCTTAACAGCGTATGTGCCTCTTAATGTTGTTGCAGAAGCAGCTGAACCAGCTGCGTTTTGAGGGTTTTTGATTAAACTAATTTTTCTAAAGTCGTTTGCAGCCGTAAAGTCACCAGAGTTAGAACTTTCTGTTCCTTCTAATGATGTATTTAACATTACAAAGAATCCACCTAATTCTTCTACAGCGTCAAAACCATGACCACCTTTTGGTGAAATGATAACATCTAATTCTGCACCTGAACCAGCACCACCTGCATTTGTAGCTGCAAGTATGTCAGCGTTTCTGATATAACCTGAAGTGTAACCTGTGCCAGCAGTTGTTACAGTTATAGCAGTTACAGCACCTGAAGTTAAAGTTACAGAGCAAACACCACCACTACCATCACCTCTAATTGGTACAGCAGTTATTGTTCCAGATGTACCACCACCTGAAACTGTGTAACTTGATCCTGCAGTTTTAATTTTTACTGTATCTAAAGCACCATCAACAGCAGCGGCTGAAACAGTTGAGTCTGTTCCGACTGCCATAAAGTCAGTAGATAAAAAGTTTGCTTGTTGGGCAGCAGATAAAGTGTACATATATTTCCACTTGTATCCATCACCAGTTGTAATAATTGATGTTCCAGTACCTGTTGGTTCTACTGTTGAAGCAGTATTACCATTATTGTCTAAACACTTGTAAACATTTCTGTCTGTAGTTAGTACATAGAAAGTTGCGTCAAATAAAGTTGTTGCACCACTATTTGCTGTTTGTCTTGTTGTTGTACTACCTGTTATAAATTCTTCGTAATCGTGTCTGTAAATATCGTATGTAGTACCTGTTGTCCAGTTTCTTCTTGGTATACAGAAAGAAACATCTGAACCTGTAATTTTCTTTGCAGCCAACAGATCATCAAAGTTTTTAAACTCATTAAGTACACTATCACCTGGTGTAGATGGTGATGTTTCTGTACCTTCGTAATCTGTTCTTGCGTCTGGTCTAGTTATAGTACCAAAATTCTGTGCTCTACCTATTCCTAGATAGTAAACTGTAGCAGCACTTTCAGAAAATGATTCCTGGAATTGTTCTGCATTATTCAGTCTAAATTTGTTTGTTATAATTGCTGGCATTTGTTATTCCTCTTTATATTTATAATCAAAATTATTATGATCCTGCTCCTATTATTGTTTTAACTGTTGATCCAGTTGAGTCTACTATTAGTAAGGTAGTTGCACTTACTAATTCTGTAGATGAAATAGTGTTTGCCTGAATGGCTGCAGTACCTGTAACATTGCCTGATCCATCAAAACTTGCTGATGTCCATACTACGTCACCTGTCATACCTATTGTACGACCTGTTGCCAATGCAGTAGCCGTATCTGCATTTCCCGTAACATTGCCTGTAACGTTACCTTCAATATTTGCTACAAGTGTTCCTGTTGCTATTGATAAATCGCCTGTATCTGAAGCAGTAGCAGTTGTAGTACCTACAATGAACTTATCAGCAGACTCGTCCCATGCAAATATGGCATTATCTCCAGTAGAACCTCTCTCCATAATGATACCTGTATCATTAGCGTTTGAAGAAGCACCACTATTTAATTCTAATAAATTATCTGCAACTGTAGTATTTGTAGATGACACAGTTGTTGTAGTTCCATTTACAGTTAAGTCACCTGTGATTATAGCGTTACCAGATGTAGTTACGTTTGCAGGAAAAGTTAAATTACCAGAACTATCTCCACTAATCCAAGTTGTAGTTGTTGTACCATCGTAACCAGCGATTTTTAAAGTTCTTGCACTATCAACTGCTGTAGCATCAACACTTCCAATAATTACGTTACCAGAACCAGTTGTTAAATTATCTCCAGCTTTCCAACCCAATCCTAAATTATAATCTCCAGAAGTAACTTTATTTAATGCCTGCATACCAAATGCAGAATTTCCAGTTGATGTAGCACCAGATACTCCAGATTCCTCTAATGTTTTTTGACCAAAACCAGTATTATCATTTGAAGAAACATTTTGTTCTCCAGAAGAAGCACCAAAGTATGTATTTCTTTGACCACCAGTTAATGCTCCACCAGAATCAAAACCAAAAGCAGAGTTATTATCTCCAGTTGTAATTGCATCCATAGCACCAATACCAACTCCAGTGTTTTGTACAGCCGCATTTAAAGTTCCTGTTGTTGCATGACCAACTAATAAAGAACTTGTAAAGTTTGTTCCTTCAATTTTTCCAACTAAAGCTAAGTTAGTAGCTGCTTTACCATCTAATAAATTTAGTTCTGTTGCAGTAGAAGTTACTGCTACATCTTCATTTATTTTTGGTGCAGTTAAAGTTTTGTTTGTTAAAGTTTGTGTTCCTGTTGTAGTGACAAATGCGGCAGAACTTATACTAGATCCGTCACCTAATGCTGTGTAGATTTCATTAAAGTTGTCGTTAATTAAATCCCCACCTGCACGTAACGAACTACCTGTTCCGTCGTTTGCACTTGATCCTATGTTTATTATTTGTTTTGCCATAACTCTTTCTACTATTTATACGTTATTCCACATCAAATGTAATACTACTACTATCAAATGATGTTGCGTCTTCATCAAAACTATTTGACCCAAATATAATACGTGATACTTCAGTTGGTATTGTGAAGTTTGTTTTTATCTTTCTACCATCTTCGTTTGAAGTCATTAAAAATATTGCGTTTTGTCCATCTAATGATGTTCTTGTACCTTGTACTTTAATACCACTTAATACAGCAAATGTTATACCACTACTACCTTGAGCACCACTAGGATTTGCAGTTGTACCAAATGCTGTTTGTATCATCTTATTGATTGTACCAAATCTAGGTCCTGCATATACAAATCCTTGTCTTACATTGACATTGTTTATAACTCGTCTAACTCTACTAACATACCTAATATCAATAGGTTGTGTTTTTAAAGTTACATCTCTTGTTGTTTTATCAAATTGTGTTATTGTATCTGTATCAAAGTCAGCTGCTACAGCCGATTTTGCATTTGCTCTTAAACTTGTACCATCTGTTTCTGTACCCAATCTACGACCAATAAGTTTTGAATATAATCTTGTAAGAGCAGATTTTAATATTTCCTCTGTACCAGAGTTTAGTCCTGTTATTGTTTTGATTTCAGCATTTAAAGATGTTTCAATATTAATCTGACCTTGAAAATAAAAACCAGCTGAGTGTAAAGTTTTTGTATAAGCATCCCGCCACTCGTTAATTGATCTACCAACTTTTATTATATAAGAGTAATCTTGGTATAATAAACTATCTTGTACTTTCATTGAGTTTTCTGAAACCCAACCATCTTCATTTATAAATGCACCATCAGTTGTTACGATAGGTGCTACTGTTACTGTACCAGTTGCCTGTTGCAGTTTACTAGCAACTAATGAAGCACCACCTGAAAAGTTTATCGTTTCACCTTCAGTAAAAATACCACTATGATTTTTTAATTTTATAATTTGTTTTGTTGTATCAATAGAAACAACCGTAGCAGTAACACCACTTGAAGCACCTGTAGCAGTTTCATTTGCTGTTGTTGAACCTGAAAGAGATGTGTATAAAATATACGTTGGTAATTTTATTGTTGGTGCAGGACTATTTGCATAGTTATAACCTGCCTCTACAACTTTAATTTTTAATGCACGACCTATTTCTGAACCATATGCTAATACTTTAGCGTTTTCACCAGATGTAGATGTAACTGTTAATGTAGGTAATTCACTATAACTATTACCATTGTCTATCATTCTAATGTCAGTAATATCACCAACACCTGTGCCACTTTCTTGTACAACTTTATCTCCATGGTAATGGTCATCAATACCTGTTTCATCTTCTAAAGTTAATTGACCAGTGCCTGTGCCACTTTCTAGTGTTACACCACCATTAACAATAGAAACTTTTGCAGACGCAGTACCAGAACTAAAATTAATTACATCACCTGCAGCGTAACTAGTACCACCACTATCTACAACAATTTCTTGTATAGTACCAGGACCTATAGTATCTACTTTTAAAAGTGCTCCTGTACCACCACCAGTTACAACAACATCATCATCAGCACTATATAATCCGCCATCATTTGTAAGTGTTTTATTATCAATAATACTTGAAACTGTTAATGAAACTAATATATCTGAATCTGCATTGTCTATACCTGTAATTGTTTGACCATCAACAAACGTACCATTCACAGAATTGTCACCTAAAACTAATTCTGTAACTGTAACACCACCAACTAAAAATTTAAATACATCTTCAACTATAGCAGTTGCTTCGTTTACATTTATATTTGTTGGATCGTTTGCTTGTGTAATTTTTTGTCCTATAAGATTTGTAGCGTCTGAAGTGCCTACTTCTAAACAACGTAATATTTTTCTAGTATCCCATTTACCATCGGATACTCTTAACATTTCATCTTTAGGATATTTTATTTCAGCAGTTTCATTAAATAGTAATTTAAAAAATATTTCACTTGCACGTTTTGTACCCTTTGATTGATACAACGTTTTAATATTTTTAATTAACTTACTTTTACTTACACCTGTTGTTAAATTTTCAGGTATAGAAGTTAAAAATGAGTTTCTAAATTTAGATAAGAAGCCTGATATAGTTTTATCTGCATCAGCGTAATCTAAAAGTTGTTGAATATTTTGAACTGGATTTACTCTGTATTTACCTATAGTTGCCTGAGCAGCTGAAGATGAACCTGTTATTAATTCACCTTCTATAAATTTGTTTTGATGAGTTACAAATAAACGAGCACCAGCATCCACATCTTCAATTAAGACTGTTGCAGTTGCACCAGATGTAGAACCAGTTATAGTTTCACCATTTTGAAAATCACCATAACTTGTATCCTCTAAAAGAAAGTTATCACCACTATCATCTTTATTGTTATTAGTACCATCAATTACAGTTTTACCTGCTGTGCTACCTTCTAATACTATGTGGTCTGGATCACCGATGTTTGTTAATGTTATTTCAGCTGATTCCATCAACTGATAATATGCTTTTACAAAGTCTAAAAATAATGGGTGGTCTTCAAGTACAAAATCAGGTACTTGTGATTCTATAAGGTTTGATATTTTATCTTTAAAGTCGGCCATCTCATTTAATAACTACTAGTCGTGGTATATCCAATACCAGCGTTTGCTGAGCCTCCTACTAATGTGTCAGCCTCAACCGTAACTGAACTATTTGCAACATCAATTTCTAATACTTGATTTCTAATAGGAACAATGTCATTTGAATTAGGTTTAACCGTAACTTCTATAACCGTAGAAGCTACACCTCTTATGTTTTCTATATTAGAAACATTTAAAGAGTTTACTTCAACTAGACCTGAAGAATAATTTATTGTACCTTGTGAACTATTGGCATATGATCTTACAGCACCATCTAATCTATATCTTCTTACATTACCTTGACCATCATCATCTAAAAACCATACGTTTGTTGTATCGCCTTCGATTTTAAATCCTGATGATTCTAAAATACCACCTGAAGCAGTATTATGACCAGAATGTGGATTGTATAATGCGTTTGCAAAGTTGATTGTATATTTTGTAGAACTACCAATTGTTGGTAAAAATGATTTTCTTAATTTAACGGTTGTGATATTTGAAAGAATACTATCATCTGTACTATCAATTAAACCAGTTAGTTTTGAAAATCTGAATATCGTATCAAAAGATTGTAAAGTGTTTGTATTGTAACTTGTTAAAGTTGTAATTACGTTTGATTTAATTGTATCAGCAGTTTTAGGTGTGCTTGTTTCATCAAACTTAACCGTAGATGTTATAATTAAATCTGTAGTTTCAGGATCAACAATAACTGGTGTTACTGAAGCAACTGAATATTTTTTTAAATCTTTTACTATTCTATCTTTTGTAGAATCAGTTAAGTTAGAACCACTTGTTGGTAAGATAGAAAGATAAACTCTACCATAGAATGGAGTTTCAGCGTCTTCACCACCCCAAGCACTAACTGATTGTGTGTTAGCATAAAGTTGTTTTACTTTTGTCTTATAATCTTCTACCGTAACTGCTCTATCTTGTGACGCATAAAAACTAGGTGCATTAAATTTTATACTTTCTAAACTCTCAGCATCAGCGCCACCTTGTGCTGATGAGTTAACTGTAACAGTTACATCATTAAAACCTGAAATAGAACCTGATAATGAAAATGTTGTAGCACCGTTTGCTTCTGTTTTGTTTGTTACAACATAACTTATACTAACAATATTGCCATCATCTAATTTTTTACCAATAACACCATCACCAAAATACACTTCAAATTGACCATCTTCAGCTTCTTGTAAAAAATAAACTTTTGATGTACCATCTAATTGTGTAATAGAAGTTGCTTTTGTGTAAGTGTTTGATGTAGTGTCAGAAGCACTATTTTGTACAACAACTTTTATTGTAGTCGTATCTGCTCTGTCACTAGGTATTAAAAATCTTTGGTCTATATCACTTGTGTCATTTGTATAAGTGTATGTAACATATGTACCTTCATAAACATTTAAACTTTGTGCTGTATAAATGCCATCAACGGGCTGAACTGTTTTGTCAGCGATAGAAACAAATGTATAAGTTAAACCATCTATTGCAGATGAAAATTTTGTGCCTGCAGGAATTGTAATTGTTGATCCTGTACCATCATTGATTACTAATTTTAAATCAGCGATTGGTGCTCTAGCAGAGTTAGGTGTGTAACCAACTAATTTAGCCAATGACGCAACACTTGATCTTAATTGTGCTGTATCTAAAAACATTTCATTGGCAACAAAGTTAGCATTGTATGCCAAGTAGTGTGTATTGTACGCTAGTAAGTCTAGTAAAATTGAAAGAGAACTTCCTTCAAAATCATAATCTTTAAATTCGTTTTGATTTGCTAAAAATCTTTTAAGTGAGCCTTTTATATTTTCAAAATCTAATTCTGAAATATCTAATCTGTGTTGTGCCATCTTATCTTACTCTTTGTAAAAATGTTGATACTGATACTGGTTGTTCAACACCATTTATTTTAAATGAAACCATAATATTAATGCCGTTGTCGGCCTCATCACTTTGAACAACAACATCTTCTACTGAAACTCTTGGCTCATATTTTTCAATCGCCATGGATATTCTATCTTTTATTACTACTAATAAAGGTTCAGTAATATTCTCAAATAAGAAACCTCTTAAATTACAACCGAAGTCAGAATTAAATGGTCTTTCATATTTGTTAGTTAAGATTATATTCTTAACAGACCTTTTAATTGCTTGTACATCAAATAACTTTGCAACATCTTTAGTTGCAGGATTTTTAGTAAAACTTAAATTTAAATCACTATAGATTCTATTTGATCTTTTACTTTTGTTAGTTGTACTTGCGTCATAGTTTGAGTAGGCCATAACTATATTTATATGAATTATCTGCCGTTTACTTTAACATTCAAGGAACCAGAGATCATTGATCCTGCGTCAGCACTATCAGCTACACGACCCCAAGGAATACCGCCTATTTTAACGTTTGTTGATCCTTGATTTAATGCAGCTATATGAGCAGGACAAATAGGAAGAGGTGGAAAAGGGTGTGCAACGGTAGGAGTGCCTTGTACAGCACCTACGATACCGTTTGCCTTAACGGTTCTTACTAGTGAAGTTGCTAAATTAGTGATTCCTGTACAAGCATGACCTGTACTTAAAGGATCGCCTTCTCTAACTGCCATATCTTTGTTTTGCCTCTGCTTGCCTTTGTTCTCTTTCGGCTTTTAGTAACATTCTTTTCTTTTCAATCTCAATTGATTGACGTATTTTTCGTCCTACTGGTATTTTTACCGAATCTACGATTTTTTTGCCTTTTTTACTAATATATTCAACACCAATAAACTCATCCTTGAAATCTCCTTGTACAGACATGGTGGCTTTCTTCAAACTCATGGCTTCCTTCTCTTTTTCGTTACCCGATTCGCTCCAGAACTTAAAAATTCTCATTTTTTTCATAATTTCCTCATTTTTTAATGGTTTTTCTACTATTTATAACGGTTTTTGTTCTTCTTTTGTTCTTTATGTGCCAGAATACCGACTAGCTACGAAAGAATCGGACAATTAATCCATTTTTTTGTTGATTTTTACATAAAAATACGGTATATTAGTAGTATATGAAAAACAAAAACACAAATATGAATATGGCAATTGTTAGAAACATTGCATATAGACAAATCAGTAAGATAAA